CTGTGAGATGCCAAACAGCAGCTACTCACAATCAACAATTATTGGCACAAATGCAACGTCAGTGGCCCATGGACTTTGCTCAATGGTTGCTTAACACAATAGCAAAACTTCAATAAATACAGGAACTGGAGAGTTCCCCATATGGCCGAAAATACACTGCCCGAACTGAAACAAAATTTAATAGAGTATGTAAAACTCCAGCTTGGTGATCAGATTATCGATCTCGAGCTGGACCCTGCGCATTACGAGGCCGCATATCAAAAAACGATTGGCGTCTATCGTCAACGTGCTGAAAATGCTTATGAAGAAGCCTACATCTTTATGGAACTGATACGCGATGTGAACATTTACACATTGCCCCAGGAAACTGTAAGTGTACGCCAAGTATTCCGTAGAACTTTTGGTGACTCAACTGGCCCTTTTGCCAGTAACTTTGATCCGTTTGCGCAGGCCTCAATCAACGTTTACCTTATGAACTTTAACGTAGCAGGCGGCCTTGCCACTTACGACTTCTACTCACAGTATGTTGAATTAGCCGGGCGTATGTTTGGCGCATACATGAACTACACCTGGAATCCAGTTACAAAGAAGCTTCAGTTGATTCGTGATCCAAAAGGCACTGGCGAGAATGTCTTGCTCTGGGCATACCAGCTCAAACCTGAAATACAATTGCTTAGTGACTTCCAAGTCTCACAGTGGATCAAGGATTACATGGTTGCTAACTGTAAAATGATTATTGGCGAAGCACGTGAAAAGTTTGCTACTATTGCTGGACCACAAGGTGGCGGTAGCCTAAACGGTGCCGCAATGAAAGCTGAAGCCAAAGAAGAAATGGCAGCTAAAATAGAAGAACTTAAAATGTATGTGGATGCAAGTCAGCCGCTTACTTGGGTAATTGGTTAACACAAGATTGCATACTAGCGCATCATGTGTTATAATAACACATGGACTTGATGATTGACTTAGAAGGGCTAGCAACTGGCCCGGATACTACTATCTTAACTATTGCTGCCCAAGCGTTTGATCCGTTTGGTAACAATGTCTATGACCAGTCTTACTATGCTAGGGTTACTTTAGAAAGCCAAGAAACTCGCAAAATAGAGCAAGGCACAATTGAGTGGTGGGCAACTCAACCTGCTGTGGTGCGCGACGAAGCGTTTAACGAAGAGGGTAGAATCCCACTTGATCAAGCACTTGATGGCCTAGGTAAACTGATATGGCATGCTAAACGTGTTTGGGCGCAAGGTCCAACATACGACATGAACATCTTGGAGCATGCTTACAAAAGCTATAACAAACCAATTCCTTGGCAATACTACATGGTTAGGGACAGCCGTACAGTATTTTCACTGTGGCCTGATCAACCGATCCCACCTACTACACACCATGCACTAGAAGATTGCCGCAGACAAATTGGCATGTTACAAAATACACTAAAACATCTTAATGTTCAGGAGTTAAAATGATTATTGGAATCTGTGGACTTATTGGAGCCGGCAAAGATACTGCGGCTGATTATCTTGTGAACTTGCATCATTTTCGTAGAGAGAGTTTTGCTAATACTCTTAAAGATGCAGTAGCCCAAGTTTTTGGATGGGACAGAACCATGCTAGAAGGCCGCACAAAACATTCACGTGAGTGGCGTGAACAAGTGGATGCGTGGTGGGCAAATCGCTTGAATATTCCTGAACTCACTCCGCGCTGGGTGCTACAGCAATGGGGCACAAACGTGTTACGAACTGGGTTTCATGATGATATCTGGATTGCTAGTTTAGAAAATAAACTGAGAAATTCTACAGATGATGTTGTTATTACTGATTGTAGATTTCCCAACGAAATTAAAGCTATCAAAGAAGCTGGAGGCATTGTTGTACGTATTCGACGTGGGAGCGAGCCTGAATGGTACAATTCTGCTGTAGCGTATAATCGTGGTCCAAACGGCAATAGCCACTGGGCATTAAGTAAGAAAAAACTAGATGAGCGTGGTGTACATGCTAGCGAATATTCCTGGATTGGCACAGATTTTGATCAAATTCTTGATAATAACGGCACACTAGATCACTTGTATCAACAAGTTAAGCATCTGGCTCAAGATCCCCAGGCCGCCAAGTAGAATCGGTGCGCTTTAGATCAGCTACACAATTTAAACAAACAGTTTTTAAATTTCGCAATTCGCAGTTATTGAGATTGCTGTCAGCGTGTAGAACCAGCAATTGACTGGTATGCTTTGCCTTAAACCCACATCTATCACATGTGGGTTTTTTCTTGTACCCAGCAGATCTCCATCGAGGTTCTCGGGGCTTGATACCTTTATTTTTTCGTTGGCAACTTTCACACCTTGATCGATAGTGTGTTACTTCATCTTTGATGTAGTTTACCGCACATGGTCGTTGTCCACATGCCTGACATATTGGTCTTTTCACAAGGTATTTATGGTGGACCTTTGGCAAAGGGCGGTGTAGACAGCCTTTTTAGACAGTTACTAATAAATATCAGTAACTTGAAAAGGAAACCATAACATGGCTCTAGTATCCCCAGGCGTAGAAGTAACAGTAATTGATGAGAGTCAATACATCCCTTCAGCCGTTAACACAGTCCCTTACTTTGTAGTTGCCACAGCACAAAACAAAGTATCAGCTGACGGCATAACAGTGGCAGCAGGCACACTTGCAGCCAACGCCAACAAGACTTATTTAATCACAAGTCAAAGAGATTTGGCCGCTACTTTTGGTGTACCATTCTTTTACAATACCACAACTGGTACACCTATTAACGGTTACGAACTCAACGAGTATGGTTTGCTTGCAGCTTATTCTGCTCTTGGTGTTACCAATCGTGCTTATATTCAACGTGTTGACGTTGACCTAACAGAATTAACTGCTAGTTTGACTCGTCCAACTGGGTCAGCCGCAGCCGGCACGTATTGGTTGGATACTTCTAACACTAACTGGGGTATCTTCCAGTTTAATGAAACAAATAACAGTGTTACTACCCCAACACCAATTGTTATCACTGACACAGCCGAAGTTGTAAACGCTCCTGCTGATGACTATACTCCGCTAACCAGCGTTGGTAGTATTGGCGATTATGCAGTAGTTTGTATTCCGCCAGCAATCCGCGGTTATTACAAAAAATACGACAACACCTGGACTGTAATTGGCAGTGATGAATGGAAAACTGCCTGGCCAGCGGTAACTGGCGCAAATGCTCCTACCTCGCTGACAGTTGGCGCAAACATGTATATTAATGACAACTTGGTTACAGTTGGTGCTACCAACACTGTGGCTGGCCTTGTTGCAGTTATCAACGCTGCTGCTATTACTGGTGTTACGGCTCGTACTGTAAGTGGCAAACTAGCATTGTATGCTGACAGTACAGCAAGCAATGACGGATCAACATTAACTAATAATGGATTGATTGCAATTGAGCCAGGACCAACAAGTGGTGCAGCATTACTCACTGCATTGGGTTTAGTAAGCGACGAATACCCAGCACCCGAGTATCTTGCATCATACAGTTACCAAGTACCGCGTTGGGGCTCAACACAGACTAGCCCTCGACCAACAGGGTCAGTATGGCAAAACATCAGCGCAGCCAATAGTGGATTGTTTGTAAGTCTTAAAACATATAGCGCAACACTTGGTACCTTTGTGTCACAAAGTGTTCCAGCATATCAGACAGAAACAGCAGCATTGTATGCGCTTGATCCAACTGGTGGCGGTAGAAATATTCCAGTTGGCACAACTTATATTTTGCCTAACAGTGATTTTTACCAGTCAAGTCCGTTAACTACATTTAGTTTCACTATACTTGAGCGTGCAGTGCTAGGCCAAACAGTCATAACTGGTACAACAACACCAGGACCAACTGCGTTTACAGTTGGTAACACATTTACTCTTGTTGCTAGCCAACCAGGAACTACCACAAACGCTTCGGCATTAGTTACTATTGGTGGCACAGGCAGTCCAGCTGACTTTATTACCGCAGTTTCTGCTGCAAATATTCCGTATGCCGTTGCTAGTGTTAACACCGCAGGCAATATTGTGCTTACCCACACAGCAGGCGGCTCTTTTGGCCTACGCAACGTAGTTGGTACCCCTTTAAATGCAGCTGGTATTAGTACCACTACAGACTTTGTGCGCCAAGATTTTCTATCAGCATCAGTTGGTGCATTACTTGGCAGTAACTTTGTGACAGACCCTCAGTTTGATTACACTGCTAGCAGCACTGAACCAGATCAAGATCCTGCAACAGGTCGTTTATGGTATTACAGCACTGTGAGTGAAGTTGATATCATGATTCAAGACGATGGGGCCTGGAAAGGCTACCAAACAGTTAGCAATAACATTCGCGGATTTGATCTAACTTTAACCAACGCAACTGGCCCAATCATTGCTGCCAGTGCCCCAACAACACAATCTGATGGTACATCAGAGTTGGTAAATGGAGATTTGTGGGTTGACACAAGCGACTTAGAAAACTATCCTAAGTTATATCGCTGGGAAGGTGTTAATGGGATTCAACAGTGGGTAGAAATTGACACAGCTGATCAAGTTACTGAATTTGGTATCTTGTTTGCAGATGCACGCTGGAGTGCAACTGGCACAGCTGACCCTGTAGCAGATCCATATCCATCAATTGAAAGTTTGTTGGTTAGCAATTACGTTGACCTGGACGCACCAGATCCATCATTGTATCCACAAGGTATGTTGTTGTTTAACACACGTCGTTCAGGTTATAATGTTAAGAGTTTCCAGGGCGACTATTTTAACACTGACAGTACGTCATACAGTGTTGATGTGTATAGTTCTAGTACCACTTACGCTGTTAACTCTTTTGTGGTAAGCAATGGTATAATTTATGTATGTACAGCTACTACTACTGGAAATGCACCACCAAACACAGCATATTGGTCAGTAATCAACACCAACACTTGGTTAACTGCTAGTGGTAACAAAGACAATGGTTCCATGTGGTCAGGTCGTTTAGCGCAACGTCAATTGATTGTTGCTGCAATGAAGTCTGGCATTGACACCAGCATTGCTGCACGTGAAGAACAAAATCAATTTAACATTATTGCTACACCAGCGTACCCAGAGTTAACAGTCAACATGATTGCTCTCAGCAATGAGCGCAATAACACACTGTTTGTGGTTGCTGATACTCCAATGCGCTTGCCTAATGATGGCAACAGCTTGGTGGCCTGGGCAACCAACAACAATGGCGCCGGCCTAACTACTGAAGATGGAAACAACGCCACAAGCAACTATGCTGGCGCCTTCTATCCAAGTTGCCAGACTACAGACTTGAGTGGCAATACTGTAGTACAACCTCCAAGCCATATGATGGTTCGCACAATCTTGCGCAGTGACGCAGTAAGTTATCCATGGTTTGCACCAGCAGGTACACGTCGTGGTGTTGTTGACAACGCTACTTCTATTGGTTACATTGATGCAGCTACAGGTGAGTTCCAACAAATTGGTGTAAGCCAAGCTGTTCGCGATATCTTGTACGAGCGCAACATTAATCCAATTACGTTTATCCCAGGTGTTGGTATTACCAACTTTGGTAACAAGACCACAACAGTAACAACCACAGCATTGGATCGTATCAACGTTGCACGTTTAGTTGCGTTCTTGCGTGGCCGCCTGGAAGAAATTGGTAAGTTGTACTTGTTTGAGCCTAACGATGTTCTTACACGTAACGAAGTTACTAGTACAGTTAACAGCTTGATGATTGACTTGGTGTCTAAGCGAGCAATTTACGACTACTTGGTGGTTTGTGATGACAGTAACAACACTCCAGCACGTATTGACAGAAACGAGTTGTGGGTTGATATTGCTATTGAGCCAGTGAAGGCTGTGGAATTTATCTATATTCCATTGCGCATCAAGAACACTGGTGAGATTTCTGGTGCAGCAGCCTAATAGAAAGGGGGCTGATTTTTCGGCCCCCAATCCAGGTAAATAAACATATAGGAGATATCTAAAATGGCAGTTTCATCATTAACGAAAATGAGCGTACCGGTCGACGCTAACCCGGGAAATCAAGGCTTATTGATGCCAAAGCTGAAGTATCGCTTCAGAGTAACAATGTTAGGTTTTGGCACAGATACTGGATCAGTAGTGGAATTAACAAAGCAAGTGGTTAGTGTTGCAAGACCTAATTTGACTTTTGAAGAAATCACATTGCCTATTTACAACAGTACAATCAAGTTGGCTGGTCGTCACACCTGGGCAGATATTGCTTGCTCAATTCGTGATGACGCTAGTGGCGAAGTTGGTAAACTGGTTGGTCAGCAATTCCAAAAGCAATTGGACTTCTTGGAGCAAGCTAGTGCAGCGGCAGGTATTGATTATAAATTTACAACAGTTATCGAAGTACTTGACGGCGGCAATGGTGCAGTGGTACCAAACATTCTTGAACAATGGCAATTGTATGGTTGCTATCTCAAGGGTGCTGATTACGGTGAATTGAACTACGGCACCAACGAAGCAGTTACAATTAACTTGACTATTGCTTATGACAATGCAATGCAAATGGAAGGCGAGCAAGTTCCTAACCAAGGTCCTACAAATGCTATTGGTGGCGCTATTGCGCAAGCTATTGGCACCAACAGAACTACTGGTGCAGCTACTGGCGCAAGTACCCAAGCCTAAGGTGGCATAATATGCCAACATTTGGTCAAGAACTCTGGAAAGGGTTCACTAGTGTGGAGAGCTTGCGTGACGCACAACACGCAAGCCGTACATTTACTACAAATTCATTTGAACTTAAACCAAAATTTAAGTTCCTTTTTCACGTTAGCTTCACGCTTAATTACAAACAAATACCACAATTGGCTGCGTCAATGGGTGTGGATGATATATCAAATATCAGTCTCTTGGTTAAAACTGTTGATCTCCCTAAGTATTCCATTGAAACTGAAACACTAAATCAGTATAACCGTAAAAGAGTTGTGCAGACCAAGATCAACTATGATCCTGTGTCAATCACATTCCATGACGACTCTGGCGATTTAATTCGCAACATGTGGTACAATTATTTTTCTTACTACTACAAAGACCCAAGCCAGGATTATCTAGCAGCCAACAGTCAGAACGGTAGCATGGGCGCAAATGCCAATAGTCCAGCTGGTTTTGGATATAATGCTAGAGATATCTATTCTGATGAAAGACAAGGTAATGTAAATGACTGGGGCTTTATTGGTGAAAGTTTTAAAGACGTTAACACTGCTGCCTTATCAACGTCAGGCAAGCCACCATTTTTCCGTGACATACGAATCTATGGCCTAGACCAACACAAGTCTTCGGTATATGTACTGATTAATCCTATCATTACCAGTTTTGCTCATGACCAGTACAACTACAGTGAAGGTGGTGGCACAATGACCAACACCATGCAAGTAAGTTATGAAACAGTCAAGTATTATTCTGGCGCTATTGGTAAATCTAGACCAGACGTCAACGTGATTGGCTTTGCTGATCCAGCACACTATGATACCACTTCTAGTCCTATTTCTCGCCCAGGTGCAAATGCAACAGTGTTTGGTCAAGGCGGATTACTAGACGCAGGAGGTGGCATCTTGGAAGATTTACAAAGTGGTGGGTTGTTAGGTGTTCTAGGTGCGGCACAAAAAGCTGGCACAGCATACAACACATTTAAAGGCAAAAGTATCAAGAGTATTGCTGCTAGTGAAGCAACAACGCTGGGACAAAAAGCAATCATTGGTTCTATACCGTCAGCAATTCGACCAGTGCAAGGACGTGGTAATGGTATGTACTTCCCAACTCCAGGAGGTAAGTAAACATTATGGCCAGCATTAATTACACCAATTACAATCTTGATCAAACTGTTAGAGTGTTTGATAGTTTCTACGAGTATGATTCTAATGTTCCAGCGGCAGAATATGACATTGTGTATTCGTGGTTTCTAACACAAATGACGGACCGCACTGCTGCTGGAAATTTTACTGCATCTCTATTTAGAATTGCCGAAGAGACCAATGTTCCAGCATTAACATTGCTTGACGGATTTCAGCAAGGCAGTGCAGGACTAAGTTTAAATGTAAACTTAGCATACTATTTG